CCTGCATCAACAATGGCAGTTATAGACGTACCGTTTAGAGGTAGACAATTAAAAATCGCTGGTGACCGTACATTCGATACATGGTCACCAACAATCCTTAACGACACAGATTTCAATGTAAGAAATGCAATGGAACGATGGATGAACGGTATCAATGCACACAGTGCAAATACTGGTCTAGTCGCACCTGCGGATTATTCTGCTGATTTGGTTGTAGAACAACTAGATCGTGACGAAACAGTGTTAAAACGTTACAACTTCCGTGGTTGTTTCCCAACAAACATAAGTGCGATTGATCTTGCTTATGAAACAAACGATGCTATCGAGGAATTCACAGTCGACTTCCAAGTACAGTATTGGGAATCCGCAACTACAAGTTAAGGTATACATATAAGAAAAGAGTGGGGCATTTATTTGCCCCACCTACTCTAATACAAAAGGTAAACGAATGGCAGACAATACTCTAAAACTATTTGGTTTTGAGATCAGACGGTCTAAAAAAGCAGACGCGGATGAGAAGAAACTAAAATCTATTGTACCGCCAGTAGATGAGGATGGTGCTGGTTACGTAACCGCATCTGGAACTCACTTTGCTCAATATGTAGATATCGACGGTGACAAGTCAAAAGACAATGCCGCTCTGATACAAAAGTATCGTGGTATATCGATGCACCCCGAAGTGGATGCCGCTATCGAAGATATTATGAACGAAGCAATATCTGGTTCAGAAGAAGGGTTTCCAGTGGAACTCATTCTTGACGATGTTGATACATCAAAATCAATTAAAAACAAAATCACTGACGAATTCAAAAATCTTTTAAATATGTTGAGGTTTACCGATTTAGGTCACGACATATTTAGAAAATGGTATATCGATGGACGACTAGCATTTCATATAGTCGTGAATGATACCCAGTTGGGTAAAGGTATAATGGATATTCGCCCTATTGATTCCTCTAAGATCCGTAAGGTCAAAGAGGTTAAGTCTAAGAAAGACCCAATCACAGGTGCGAAGATTATCGAAGAAACGAATGAACACTACATATATCAGGAAAAACCTGGTCAACAAGCATCAGGCATAAAACTAACAAAGGACAGTGTGTTATACGTAACATCTGGTTTGTTAGACGCAGACCAAAAGCGTGTCATATCGTTCCTTCATAAAGCATTAAAACCTGTAAACCAGTTACGAATGATGGAAGACTCACTCGTAATCTACCGACTTGCACGTGCCCCAGAACGTAGAATCTTCTACATCGATGTGGGTAACATGCAGAAAGGTAAGGCAGAAGAATACATGAAAGGTATCATGTCACGATACCGAAACAAACTTGTATACGACGCAACAACTGGTGCGATCAAAGATGATCGTAAACATATGTCAATGCTCGAAGATTTCTGGTTACCAAGACGTGAAGGTGGTAGGGGTACTGAGATATCCACATTGCCTGGCGGTGATAACCTTGGACAGATCGACGATATTGTATACTTCCAGAAAAGATTATATCGTTCACTGAACGTACCTATCAACAGACTAGAACAGGAAGCACAGTTCTCTCTAGGTAGATCAACAGAGATCTCAAGAGATGAGTTAAAGTTCCAGAAGTTTATTGACAGACTGCGTAAAAGATTTACTAAACTGTTTAGTGAACTTCTTAGAAAACAACTTATACTTAAAGGTATCATTACCCAAGACGATTGGGATATGTGGGCAAACGAAATACGTTATGACTTCGTAAGAGACAACAACTTTGTAGAACTCAAAGAAGCAGAACTTATTCGGGAGCGTATGAGTACTATGGACTTAGTGCAACAATACATAGGTGAATACCTGTCAAAAGGTTGGGTTGCAAAGAATGTACTTCAACTCTCTGAAGAAGAGTGGAAAGACATGAAAGAAGAAATTGAACAAGAAATAGCAGAAATTACTGCTCTAGTCGAGGAATTAGATGAGGGCATATTAGGAAATATTGCAAAAGCTGCTGGTAAGACTGTTGCGAAAGGTGCAAAAAAAGTAGGAAGTGCAATTAAAGATAAAATAAAAACGAAAGCTAAAAAATCTTTTATCGGAAGAGCTGTTAAAAAAGTAAAATCTGGTATCAGCAAAGTTAAAAGTGTTGGTTCAAAAATTAAAAAGGCAGTTAAAACAGGACAAGCTTATGGAGATCAATATGATCCTATGCTTGAAAAACTAGAGGTTCTAGAAACTCGTTTGAATCAATATAATTCAGTTCCTTTAGAAGAGTGGTATGAACTTGCTGAAGAACGTGGAATGTTAAATGAAGCATCTGGTGACAAAGAAGCATATCAGAAATTCTTTAATGGTGCTTTGAAGAAGTTCAAAGTAGGTTCCCCTGCTGAATTGAAGGGTGACCAGAAGAAGAAGTTCTACGACTATATTGATGCCAATTGGGAAGGTGATAATGAAAAGGCCGAACAGGTTAAAGAGTTCAAAGTTCAATCTATGAAAGATGCTCTCATGAAAGTTTGGGAGATTGATGAAGGAAAACTTCCCCCTGCTTTGCAAAAGGCAATTGATAAAAAGAAAAAAGATAAGGGCGAAGAAGAGGAAGAGCCAGTAAAGAAAAAGAATGAAAAAAGTGATACTGGTAAACCAATGGCAAAAATAGATATGAAACCGAAAGATTCTAAGGAATAGAATGAAACGTATAGTTCAGCTATTGGAAGCATCGAAAGATGACTTGCCCGAAATCTATTGCGATTTAGACCAAGTGCTTGTCAACTTTATGAAGGGTGCTGATGCTGTTGTTGGCGGCGATGGTTTTGTTGCTGATAAAGATAAAGAAGGTAAGTGGGATAAAATTAATCATACCAACGGATTTTGGGCAAACCTTGAATGGATGCCTGGAGCTAAAAGGTTGTATGATTTTATTGTACGATATGATACTAAAGTACTTTCTGCATATTCTGGGCGTGACCCAAACTCTAAGAATGGGAAACTAAAGTGGCTTGCGAAACATACTAAATTTAAGAAACCAAATATTAATTTAGTATTACGGTCACAGAAACAGAAATATGCAAAAACTGGTGGGAAACCAAACGTATTAATTGATGATTATATAAAGAACATCAAAGAATGGGAATCAAAAGGTGGTATAGGAATACATCACACCAGCGTACCCAAAACTATTGGTGAATTAAAGAAATTGGGTTATAAATAGTTATAAATAATAAGAACAAAATATTCTTGCAAGAATAAGGAGAAAGAAAATGGGACTATGGGGAGCTACAGATGCTGATGAAGCAGCACCGAAATGGCTGACTACAGCAGAAAAGAAAGAAGTATCAGCAACTACCAGAGGATGGGAAGTCGAAGCGGGTTCTGCAATGACAGGAAACGACAACACTTCTGCACAACGGGAAGTTCTGGTTGCAATCGGTGGACTTGCTACATCACTTGGTCAGGCCACTGTTGCTAGTGTCGATTGGAATACAACTACAGCAGATAAGTCCGATGGATTTACGTTGAGTGTTACAGTTCGATACAACGAAGCAGTTACAGTAAGTACATCTGGTGGAACACCGACACTTGCAGTTACAAATAGTAACGCTGGTTCGGGTTCGGGTCGTGGCCCACACTCACTGTCGTATGCATCTGGTTCTGGTTCTAATGAACTTGTATTCACACTTGCGATTGCTTCAGCAAATGCTGCAACAAACGCAGATGATGTATTGTCTGTTGGTGCTCAAAATATTGCACTAAATAGTGGTACGATGGTAGATACTATTGGTGGTGGAAATGCTGAAGTTGCAATTTCTGCTGCACAAGGTACTGCATGTGGAACGGTTACTGTTACCGCATAAATAATTTAAAACATGCTTAATTATAAGGAGTGACTTGAAATGGCATTAAGTAAAGACGATATTGTAGAACGACAAAAAGTACTGGTAGAGGATGCACAAAAAGTGCAGGCTCGTATCGGTGAGATGGAAAAGGAATTGGCAAACGCCAAGAACTTACTACAGGCACTGAATGGTGCTTTACAACAAT